GTGCCCCTGCGATCCGACCCCCCTCGGCCCCGATGGGGGGGTGCGATTCATTGCCTTTCCGATGCGCTTTTTATCGTATGGCATTGTCGGCAAAGGCTTTGCAGATTAGATGCGTCGTTGGTTCCACCACGGTGCAGCGGCACGATGTGATCTGCTTCGAGATCCACAATCGAACCGCACTTGGCGCATTGCACGTTGTTGGCCTTGTGCTGCTTTGCAATGCGTGTCCATGTCCCACCACGCGAATGCTGCATCGACTTGCCATGGTCGTATGCCTTGCCGAGCCCACCCTCAAACCTATACCGTCGCATTCGCGATCCCGTTGACAGCGTCGATCATGCGCTCGGTGTCTTCGAGCCGCCACACGACCAGCCAGGGCGAACGGTCCTGCCTGCACACCACCACAGGCACCTGGTCGGTCTTCGCATCACGCACGGCCTGCGCCATCCAGCGCTCGGCGAAGCCGCACGTCACGCTGCTGTATGCGAGGTAGTTGCGTCGCAGGATGCCTGGGAGATGGTTCAGCCGGCAGTAGCACAGCTCGCCTGCGACGAGCAGCGCCGTGTCTGCGCTGCGCTTGACCCACCACGAAAGCCCTGCCTTGTAGTGCTTGACCTCCCAATGCACGGTGTATGGCCCGTTCATGGGCTCGATGTCGCCAGCGCCTTTGCCGTTGAACTGCTGCGTCCGGTGGAACAGGACGCCGAGAAGCTGGCCGACGTCCTTGGCTGCTTCGAGCTCGGCCCGCTTGCCCTTGGTGCGTGACTGGGTCATGCGTCCACCCATTGCCCTTGCCGCCACACTTGCGGCGGCGTAGGCGTTTCGCGGTCATGCAAGGCGTCTGGGTTGCCGTACAGGATCGCCCGAAGATCGGCGATTTCCTGCGTCTGGCGTCCCGTCGCTTCGGCAAGATGCGTGTTCATGTACAGCAGTTCTTCCAAGTACGTCGCAATCAAAACGGGTAAATGCTTGCGGTTGGTTTCTAGAAACGAACGTATTTCGGCAATCCGGCGTTGATTCGAACTCACTTGCCGTCCTCCTTCCAGCAGTCCCAGCCCTGCTCCTGTGCGATCTGTCTTGCTTCGTGTTCCTCGCAATGATCGGTCATTGCGTTGCAGTACATCCGCCTCGCCTCGTCGCGCTCGGCGCGTAGCGCGTTCTGCTCCTGCCGAAGGTGAATCAGCGTTTGAAGCGAATCGCCGATTTCCCGCCGTGCCTCGCCAAACTCCCGCCGCAGCCGTTCGATCTCCCTGATCGCGCAGTTGATGTAGTGCGCTGCGGTGGCGGGGGAGTCGAAGTGTCCTCTGTCCTCAATGGTTGCGGCGATCTGCTGAAGCCGTGGAATGGGATCGAAGTTGCTCATGTGTGCAGTTAGGGGTTCGCTCACTTGCCGTCCTCCTTGAAGCAGTCCCAGCCCCATCTCTTTGCGTGATTTTCTCGGTGATTATTGGTTGCATCTTCAAGCATGACACATATCTCCCGCCTCGCCTCGTCGCGCTCGGCGGTGAGGCGTTCGATGGCGTCTGCGGCGGTTTCGCAGTCAAGGTTCCACGCGGTCGGGTTGTCGTTGCGAGTCTTGCTCCAAAATCGCATTCGCTCGACGATGTCCTCGCTCATGCTGCCACCCCCTTGAGCTTGTGGATCACGACCGCCCGAACGTCGCGAGCGCCTTCGAGGCTCGTCGTGATCCGGTGCAGGGTGTCGTACGGTGCGTTGCCGGTGCGGGCCCAATGCTCGCACAGGAGCCGCCAGCCCCATTGGGCGTCGGCGTCGGACAGGCCGTGCTCGCGCATCAGCCGGCGAGCGACCTTCAGCTGGGCGTCGGGGTCGCCCCGAGGGTCGCGGACGCCGATCCGGGATCGGACCTCCCAGGAGAGATCCCACCCCCCCGCTGCGGCGTCAGCCGCCACGGGGTTAGGTTGGTTGTTAGTTCTCTTGTTAGGATCCCTGTCGCTGAGAGCGACACCACCTGTCGCTGCGGGCGACACCACCTGTCGCTCAGAGCGACAGGTACCTGTCGCTGCGGGCGACAGGTCGAGCATGTAGGTGAGCGCCTTCCCGAAGCCCTTGGCCTGCACCACCTCCTTCTTCCGGAGCGACTGGAGCGCCTTGTTGACGGTGCTGCGATGGAGCCGCGTCTTGGCAGCGAGCGCCGCCTGCGACGGGAAGATCCGCTCGCCGTAATCAGCAAGGGCGAGAAGCACCAGCAGCTCGTCCGAGGTGAGACATGGCGCAAGCCGGAAAACGTCGCTGGAGTGGTTGCGGGCCATCAGAACGGCACCTCCTCGTCGCTCGTCACGGCGACAACGTCGGCGACCACTTCGCCATCCCGGTACGGCTTCAGCGTGACCTCGACCAACACACCTGGCGAGATCGACACCTCCTCGAACGACGTAAACCACTCGGTCACGCCGTCCTGCGCTTCGAGGCCGACGCGGTAGTACGGCTTCCCGGCCTTGGACTCTTTGGCTTGGACTGCCGAAAGAACGCTACGAACGCGGCGTAGACCGCCTTCCTGCCCTTTAGACGCGCTCGGAGCCTTCGGTGGGCTCGGCAGCCGCCGCGGCGCTTCGGACGCCTCCTGGGGCATCCTGGCGTCTTCTGCGGGCATCTCCTCGGCAAGGCTCGCCTCGGCACCGAGCAGCGCAGTCGCCCAACCCATCACGCCCTTCAGGGCGCGGCCGGTGGCCCGCGTCTGCGCCATCATCTGGCGAGCGAAATAGTCACGCTTTGACCATTGCCGCTCGTCCTCGAACACGCTGCCGATGCCGCGGCCGACGATCTCGCCCTGGTCGTAGACCACCGCGGTCGCCTCCCAGTAGCCGGGAAGGTGCTCGGTCGGCGGAACGTAGCGCAGCTGCTCGACGGCCGTCGTGTAGCCCAGGCTCGAACCGACCGCCTGCGCCCCGGCGACCATGAGGTAGCCCTTGTCGCCGATCCTCTTGATGTACGACTTCTTCACGGCGTGGGCCACGGCGGCCACCGCTTCCTCGTTGCGCTGCACCCGCTGCATCGGGGTCAGGTGGCCCGTCGAGACGGGAACGATCTCGTGCTTCACGCTGCACCCCCTTCCCGCGGATCGAGCACCGGGGCGTGCATCTCGTCCAGCTCCCATTCGAGCTGCTGGCGGATCGTGCGACGCTGCCCTGCTGCACGCTTGGCGAGTGCCTTGTAGTACCCGCCGCCCAAACGCAACGACACCGCCTCATCGGCGTGAACCCGCGGACGTCCTCGCTTGCCTGTTTTTTCCGACATTTGCTGCTCCCATGAGCAGCGCGGTCCGGGTAACGGTCCCGGTGATCCGTGTTATGTTAAACACGATCCCGCGCTGCGCTGAGCAGCATATCGACGATCCGCCGCGCCGTCGCCAGTTTTTTCTGGTCACACGCAATTCTGTACGCAGTTTGTTCGCAATCGCGTAACCTGTTGACTGCCCGAGACTTATTGGAGCCGACCTTCACGCGCCAATCCCACCGCGGCGCGTACGGATCGGCCGTAAGCGTCCACTCGGAGTCGATGTCCTGCTTACAGATCCACCACTCCCCCCGTTGAAGATCCATGCCTCGGATGGCCGCCCGGATTTCCATACATTTACTGTAGCATGGAAGCATGCAGCAGCAAGGGGTGAATATCCGGGCGGTTCAGCAAGCCGACGCTCGAGCTGGGACCGAGGAATGGCAATCGACCCGCAGCGAGATGGGTTCCGCGCTCGGGTCGTGCTTCTTCTACGTCCTGGCTGTGATCGTGGCCTTCTACGTCGTTCGGGAAGGCGTTACCCGGGGGATGCTTCACGCCTGGGCGAAGCGTGACCGGGACGAGCTGAAGGCCGCCGAGAAGGCCGAAGCTGCGGCACAGGCACGGCGCGCAGCCACGCCAGCACCCGCCGGACGTACGACGGCGTCGCCCGGTTCAACGCGGCCTGGCGCTGCTGGCACTTCCCGCAAGGCTTGATCCCGACCGCCTTGGTCGCACCGGCGATGACGTCGCCGAGGCCGGGAGTTGTGGGCGGCGGCGGCGTGTGCACGACCGCCCCATTGCTGTGATCGGGCAGCGCACCCATGGCGGCCTCGAATTCGGAACGATCGACCAGACGGAACGTGCCGTCCTTGTCCTTCCACCAGAACTTGCTTGTCATCAGTAGATCTCCACCGTCGATGAAATGACTCCGAGCTGCGCAAGCGCCTTCTCCCACGCCCCAGGACTGTCGCACAGGTCACGCGCCTGGATGCACTCGGCGCTGCGGCAATCCAACGTCTGGCCGAGGTTGCCGCACAAGCCGACGCCGATCGGCTCGTAGACGCCCTTTTGCATCTGGCAGTAGTTGGGCGGCGTCATCGTCGTTGCGTCACGGTACAGCCGGTAGATGATCGTGATGCCCGTCTGGCTCTCGCAGCAAACCGGGCCGCAAGTAAACACCTGGCCGTCGCACGACATGTCTTCGCACACCATGCCCGGCCCCCAGTTGCCGAGCACGACGTTGTTTCGACCTTGGTACGAGGTGCCGTAGTACCGGACGGCAATGTAACTCGCGGCGCAGGAATCGCCGCACCCGCCGCCGCATAGCAACCCGCTCCCGACGCCGGGACCACCGCACGGGATCGCCCAGACGATTTGCGCGTACAGGTATTTTGGGTTCGCGCTGCAATCGAACTCGCCTGGCGTGTCTTGCAGCTGCACGGGCACCCAAAGGCCATGGCAAGTACAGGCACACGGGCAAGGCGCACCGCTCGCGCATTCCAACGTGCTTTCGGTTGTTCCGAACAGCGGGCCGCCGATCCACGGCGGAGGCAGAATGGTGCCAGCGCAGTTCGCGTACTGGGCCGCGCCCGTCCATGTTCCGGTTAACGGTCCCGGCGTGACGCGGACCGCACCGGCCGGGTAACGCACCAACGCGAGCGCGCAGCTGACCGACCCGAGCCATGGGCAGCACGATTCCGTTTCGACTTCGCACGGCTCATCGGCTGTGCAGCTGGTCAGGTACCAGAAGTCGGCGTGGACGTAGTCGCAGTAGTTCGCGACCAGCCCGCCCAGGCATTCCTGCACGGGCAGCTGACGATCGGTCGGCACCGGGCAGTCTTGGTCCTTGCACGGGCAGTTGCGGCCGTTAGCACCTGGCGCGGTCCCATTCGGATCGCAGGGTGAGCAGCCGCCGCACGGCACGGTCCCGGTGCAATTGACGTTCGAGCATGCGAACGCCGAGTACCCGTCTTCGTCGCAACGGGTCGGCTGGAACGTGCCTGCGATTCGGATGTTGAACGGGAGCAGACCGAGCGTGCTGCATTGAGACACCGCGGACGCGCAGTTCGTGTCCGGGCACGGTGATGCCTCGCAGCAGCAGCGTCGCCGACTCACGTCTTCGACCGACGGCAGTAGATGAACCCGGCGACCAGCCCGGTCACGCCGAGGAGAAGCCCGAACCACAGGGAGCCGAGGAACGATTCAACGCTTGCGAGCATGGGAAGCCTTTCGAGGTGCGCGGCGAGCTGCAAAGCCGAGGCCGACCGAGCAGCCTGCGGCGAACGTGATGACCAGAAGCCCGAGGAGCCAGAGCGTGTATGCGTATGTGGGGAGCGTCATTTCCGACCTCTGATGTAGTAGATCGCGCCGAAGACGGCCGCAGCAATGACGGCGATGGAGAGGTACTGAAGAGTCTGGTAGACGGGGTGCTCGTCATCCGAGACGTAGGCCACCTGCTGGTGCACCTCGGCCGCGGCGACCTCAATGGCCTCGAGGTCCGCCTGGGCCGCGTCGAGATGCCGCTTGGCGCTGCCAGCGCGGCCGCGCACGGTGTTCGTCTCCTGCGCGATGATCGCCGTAGCCGACGCGCAGCCGGTAAGCGGGAGGATGACCGCGGCGGCCTTCAAGTCGTTTCCTCGTCACCGGGCAGAGTTACAAACTCGTCGGCATCTGCGTCGTAGATGTCGCCGGGGCCAGCGAACTTTCCGCGCCTGCTGCCGTCCTTCCAGGTTTCAAGCCAAACGCCGCCGAGATTGTGGCTGCACCAACCAATGCTGGGCGCTGCGATTACGCGAATGACAACGTTTTGATAGTCGATTTCTGCGGCGTAAATCATGTGGTTAGCGTCCCGCTCGTCGTAATGGTGTGCGTCGTAAAACCACCCGCTGTGCTAGTGCTCATCGTGCCCGAGTATGCAATGGTTGGAATTGCATTTCCCGCGTAACGGATGATTACGACGCCATCCGATCCGTTGCCGCCAGTTCCATTTCCTGTCGATGGCGTCCCAGCGCCACCGCCACCAGAACCGCGATTTGTTGTCCCATTGCCACCAGTCGGAGTCGTTTGATTTCCACCATTTCCACCAATTGAAAAACCGCCAGTACCGCCAACAGCAGTCGTTCCAGTTCCGGCACCACCACCTCCGGCGTAACCAACGCCAAGATACGAATAGCCATCGCCGCCATTGCCTGTACCTGCGCCGCCGTTTTCGCCAACGCTGCCACGACCACCACCGCCGCCGCCGCGATACGGAGCAGCCTGGGTGCCGTTCGTTCCTCCGTCGTTACCTTGCCCTACCGTTCCTGTACCGTTGGTGTTTCCTGGAAAACCACCTGCGCCACCGCCGCTTCCGCCGTTGTTCGCGGTCACACTTGCGCCGCTACCTCGACCTCCGCGGCCGCCACCGGTTGTGGACATTGAGAACGACGTAATGGTGCTTCCGGTGCCATTATTTCCGCCAGTACTGCCGACACCACCGCCACCGCCTGCGCCGATGACGATGACGATGCTGGCTCCTGTTGCTTGGATAGTCTTGGCAGCCTCATACAACAATCCACCAGCACCGCCGCCGCCGCCACCGTATTGACCTGCAACGGTTCCACCGCCGCCGCCGCCACCAGCGACCAGCAATACTTCCGCGGTGTAATCGCTCGTACCAGCAATCGCCGCACGTCGCATCATTGAACCCATCATGGAATGGCCTCGAAGGAGGTGCGGACGTACACGTTCGCGATGTGCAGATTCTCGGCATTGGCCGAAGGGTCCGCATACAGGATCAGGGTGCCCCAGGAATTGGCCGGAAGCGTCGCCGTCTGGGCCGCCGTGAACGTCGCCGTCGCCGTGCCGCCTGCCTGGTTCACGACGGCGCTGGTGCCCGTCACGCTGACGCTGCCGACCACAAGCTTGGCGACAGGCGTGTATCCCGACCAGTTGAAGTTCGAGCCGCCCACGACGTGAACGTGGTACGAGACTGTGTGGTTCTCGCCGCGGACGATGACTTGGGTCGGCAACAGCGCCGCGAGCTGGAGATTAGACATCAGGTGCACCTCACGGGATTCGGGCGATCGAAGAAGGCGTAGGCATTGCCGCCGAGGTCGTACACGACGAACACCATGGCAACGGCCGTCAGGCTCGACGTCGTCCAGGCGGACCCGGTCCACACGCTGCCGACGGGGCCGATTGTGCTCGCCGGGGTCGTGATGTCCATGCCGTCGACCGTGGTCGCCGTGTTGAACTCCTCGCGCAGGTTCCGGCAGGTCGTGTAGTTGAAACGCGGGTCGGTCACGGTCGAGATGCCAGCGCCCGCAATCGACGCGGGTACCCACAGGGATACGGTGTAGGTCCACCGGTTGGTGGCGAGCGCCGCCGCGGCCGTGATGCTGCACAAGCCCTGCGCGACGATGTTCCCCTGGACGAGCTGCGACTGCGCCCAGCGGATGCCCTCGGTGCTTTCGGCGACCAGTTCCGAAGAGTCGGTCCACCGGTTGCACACGAACTTGTTCGCCGAGCCGAACAGTCCGCGCTCGAACTTGGGGCGCATGTACGTCATGGGTACGTCGGCCCTGCCTTGTCGAACTGGTCGTAGATCGGCTGCGTGAACAGCGCCTTCAGGTCGGCCGTGGCGCTGTATGGCTGGTACCACACAACCGTCGCAGCCTGCATGTATTGCGTTCCGGCGATGGTCACGCCTGGGAGGAGTTTGGGCTCGCCCGTCGGGTGTGGCATGGCGAGCTGCTCAAGGTGGAACCACTCGTCGTAGATGTAGGTGATCGTGACGCGCCACACCTCGTTGTCGAGGGTCGCGGCAATGCCCTGGCATAGCACCGTTCCGATCGGCCATCCGAGGAATGCGGCGTTGTTGCGCTTGTTGACGTAGGTGCTCAACCAGGTGGACCACGCCGGGTCCGCGGCGACCGAGCCGGTGCCGGGTGCAAGCGGCGTCCGGTCGACAAGCGTCTCAATCTGGATCGTCTGCTGCTTGACCTTGCGGCTCCTCGGGTTGCCGTTCAGGTCGATCTTGGTCCCGGCGATGTCGGCGGTCGCAGGCCATGCCGCGGTGCCGTTGGCTGGGAGCGTGGCGTCGCGCCACGCGGCGACCTGACGGATGCCGCTGGTGCGCGTCTGCTTGACGTATCCGATGCCCCATGGCGAATCGCTGTACTCAAACTCGACCGAAGTGAACTCGGCCGTCACGTTCCAGACGTACGCAGCTTCCCGAGCTGGTGTCACGTTGACCGAGCGGCAGATATAGCCCTTCGTGATGTCATTGACGCCGCCGCCTGTCCAGAAGAATGACGGCAGGCGCTGCTGCGGGCGGACCGGGAGGTTGTTGAGGATGTGCCCTTCGCCTGGGAACGTGTCGCCCGAGCTTGCCGGCACCCACCGCAGTAGGTACTGCAACGTCAGCCGCTGCTCGCCCCAACGGTCAGAAACCGTGTGCGACCGGCTGTTGGCGACCTCGATGTTCGACCACGTTCCCATCAGGAGCCTCCGAGCTTTCGGTCGATGTTCTCAAGCGCCCGCGTCTGGCGTTCCATCATGCCAGGCTCGTCGTAGGCCATGCCGCGAGCAGACCCGCCGAGGTTGAATCCCTGCCCGCCGTACAGGCCCATGCCGCCAGCCGCCTCGAACGCCGCTCCCGTGATCGTCCGCTCCGCGCCCTGGCCGGTCAGGACGCCCGTGGTGTTGATCAGGAACTGGTCGAGCGTCGCACCGGCGACCGCCTTGGTGCTCTCCCAGATGCTTGTCCAGAACGCCGCCGCCGCGTTCATGTCCGGTGCCTGCTCGATGACTCGGGCGGCCCGCTCCTCGACGCGGAACTGCTGCTCCCGGGCCGAGGCGGCCGCGCCTGCTCCGAGCGCCTGCCCGACGGCGACGTCCGCCTGCATCTGAGAAGCCATGAGCTGGCCCCGCGCAGCTGCGGCTTCCGGGCTGAACTTGAACGCGAGCTGGTTCAGCTCGTTAACCCGGTTGTTAATCGCCGAGATCAGGCCCTGGAGCGCCCCGAAGCCAGCCTGGGCGACGCCGAGCGCCGCCGTCATGCTCGTCGCGGTGGCCGTGCGCCGGGCCGTCCGGTTGAGCTTGTCGAGCTCCTTGTTGGTCGCGGCGACGCCTTTCACCACGCCCGAGGTGTCCATGGCGACCTGAATGGTCGACTTCATGCTCTTGTCAGCCATGGGAGCCCTTTAGCCACGGGAAGATGGAGTTGGGACGCTTGCCCGTCAGAGCGCAGGCGATGACCACCAGCGCGTTCTCGATGCGCTCCTCGGTGGTCAGCTCCTGGGATGACAGGCCGACGGGCATGGTCATGCGTTGCTCGGGGCTTGCGATGCGCCAGAGCCTGCGCTCGGCGCGACCGTAGGGCGTGGCCGGTTGACCTCGGCAAGGAGCGCCGCAGCGAGGTCGGCGCGGATGGTGCCCGCTTCCTTGGGGTTGGTCAGGAACGGGGTGCCGTCGGTGCACTCGATGGTCGTGACCCACCAGTACGGGTTCGTCGCCGACGTCTGCGCCTCGGCGAGGGTCGGCTCGCGGAACACCAGCGGGCCAATCTCCTCGATGGTGACCGTGCGCCGCCGGGCGGTGAGCTGTTCAATCGGGATCGGCACTTACTGCTCCTCCCAGGAGAGTTCCCACAAGGCGAGGTCGGTTCCGTTGTCGTTGATCGACGCCGAGGTGATGTGGATGCTCATGGCGTTCGTGCCTGTGCCCCACTCGTTGATTTCCTTCAGACCCTGATCGGCGTACTTAAGCGTCAGCGTCGCGCCCGTGCTGGTCGTCGCAGCGGAGAGGGTGTCTGGGAACAAGTGGCCGCGCAGGACGTCATCGGTCGTGCCGTCCTGCCGCAACAGCGTCAGGGTGCCCGAGCGCCGAATGCGGCCCGGCAGCCGCTTCTCGCGGTAGTCGGCGAGCGTGGTGGCGTCGAACGACGCACGCTCGACGTTGAGGGTGAACGAACGCACCTGAACGGTCCCCGTGACGCCGCTGAAAGTGATGGTCCCGCCGAAGCCGGTGATGAGTGCCATGGTCAGATTCCTTGGAAGGTGAAAGTCATGGTGCAGACGCGCTCGTCGCCTTCGGAGCCGTCTGCCTGTGATTCAGTACGCATCGAGGTCGAGATGGCCGTGAGCACAAGCTTCGCGTAGGTCGCGCCCAGCGTGGTCGGGTTGTCCCAGTAGTCCACGATGTCATCAGCCACCTGGATCACGCCGAGCGCCGTGTCGCCGTAAATGTTGACCTCACAGGTCACCATCCACGACGGTGCCGGGTTGCCTGGCTGCGTCACCTGGCACTCGGCTCCGGTGAGCTCCCACACGACCGCAGGCGTCTGCGAGCCCGGCCGACGCATCCCGACGGCGACGTCGGCCGTCACAGCGTTGTCCATGTGCTGCTGGAGCGCCTTTGCGACCTTCTCAAGTGCCAGGACGCTCATGGCTTGCCGCCCTTCGAGAGCAGCTTCTTTGCCTCTGCAAGCGTCTCACGGGCCATGGCATCCATGACCTTTTGCAGATTCGCCCGCGCCCAGCGGTATGACCGGAACGCGCCGCGGATGGTCTTTGCTGACCCCTTGGCCGCGTCCATGGCTTTCCGCTTGGTCGAGGTGTAGTCGGCCAATTCCTTGAACTGCGACCGCGCTTCCGCATACATGGCGTACATGGCCGAGCTACGCGCCTGCTTGGCCTGCCTGGTGTTTCCGGGGTTGGCTTTCCAGATTGCGTCGCGCTGCTCCTTCACGAACGCACGACGTGCATCACGCTGTGAAGCGAGCGACTGCGGTGCAGACGCATAGAAGCTGCTTCCGCCGCCGAAATGCCGGAATCCCGATTCGAGGATGTGGTAGATGCGCTGGCGTCCCTTGGCCCGCGCTCCACCCTTCGCGCCGTATCGAATCCCAATTTGCGCCCGAAGCTGCGCCGATGGTCCCGCGCCCGTGCGGCGAATGTCCATCTGCGTCGCCGAAGCAATGGCTTGGCGGTGCGTCTTCTTGCCACGGTACATGGATGATTTCCAGAGCTTGGCAAGGTCTTTCACAAACGGCGCAAGCGCTCGACGCGCACCTGTCTTCCGTGCCCGTTCGTTCAGGCGTTCCGGCAGCTGGTTGAGGGTTGCCCTCAATTCCTTGCTTTCGAGCGTCATTTTGATGACCGGAACGCTCATAGCACCACCTCGACGGCGATGATTTCCATGTTCCGGCGGCGCTGGTCGCGGTCGGTCGCGCCGCGGATGTTGAGGTAGCGGGTCGTGCCACCGTCGGACCAGAGCAGCCGGCTGCGCGTCGAGATCGACGGGTGCCAGGGGCACAGGATTCGGTAGTTGCTCTGAATCGCCGGGCCGCCATCGTCCACGCTCTCGGCGGTGTCGAGCTGCTCGATGTGCATGGGGATCACGGCGACGTCAGACCATGTCTCGACGGCCTGCCCGAGATCGTCCACCGTCGTTGCAGGGTTCTGCAACGTCGCGACGAGCCGCATCATGCCATGCGGGACGTGCGCCATCAACCGATCCCCTTCCCCATCATGCTCGAAATGCGGTCCCAGTAGTCACTCGATAGGACCACGGTGTCATCCCCGCGGCTTTGAACGTGCTGCGTGACACGCTGTAACAGCGCCATTTCGAGCAGCGGGTTCAGCGTGTTCGAGCCGCAGCTCACGGTCAGGAGCAGCGGATACGTCCTGGTTGCGTCCTGCTCGACGCCGCTGACGATTTCGCGGTCGAGCTTGGCGTACTGGAGCCCGTTGATCGTGACCAGCGGATGCTCATACGAGAATCCGCTGTCGTTGAACGACACCACCATGGTCACCGGCTGCCGGGAGAGAAGTACAAGCTTCTCCGTGTTTGTTGGCTCCACGCCGACGTACTGCGTCCGGGTGGTCGGGTCCACGACCCAGCCGGTGCGTTCTTCGAGCTCGCGCACGGCAGCCGCCCAGGCGATGCCGATGGCCGGATCGTCCTCGGTGTGAGGGATGCGAGCCCAGGCGCGGAACTTGGCAAGGTCCAGGGGCATCGTGCTCCTTCAAGCAGGGGCGTCGGGGGTGCAGCCCGACGCCCCTGCCGATGGGAGGAGAAGAACCGTCAGGTGAGCGTGATGCGGAGGGCGGCGACCGCCTTCGGGCGCACGACCTTCGAGTTCACGAAGACGTAGCCCTGGAACTTGACCAAGCCAGGGACCGTGATGTCATCTCGCGTGACCTCGATGCCACTCCATTCTCGGATGGCAAACGCTTCTCGCACGTTTCCGAACATGAGCGGAACGGACGTCGTCACGGCCCCCGTCTGCCGTCCGGGAGCGTACGGAGCGATGTACACCGGTCGGCCCATGAGGGTGAACCCAGACGCCTGCGTGAGACCCGCGTCGGAGCTCGGGACGAAGATCGGCACGTTCGAGCCGGTGTCCGCGGCGCGCAGCTGCGCGATGCGGTAGTAGGCATCCTGGGACATGACCCACGCCGCTTCGTTCCAGTACTCGGCGGGCAGCGTGCTGTAGCGGAGCTCCGTCAGGCGGGCGACGGTAAACGCGCCATCCCAGCCGGTGCCGCCGCCGTGCGCCGCGGTGACGGTGATACCGTTATACGCGGCGTCGTTCTTGAAGAGGCCCGTCGGCTGGTCGCTGCCCGTGCCGACCGTGTAGCCGGATTCGAGGCCACGAGCGGTGATCCGCTGGAGGTGCTGGATCACTTCAGACTCGATGTCGAAGTTCGCCTGCCGCACGACCCATTGGGTGAGCTCGGACTTCGGGAGCCCGCCGACCGGGTTCAGGTTGATTTCGGCCCACGATCCGTCCACCGCGGTGGCCGTCTTGGACGTTTCCGTGGTCCAGAAACTCGACACCGCGTCGCTGGTGTACAAGTCGTTCCGGCGGAGCGTCACGCTGCCTTGGATGCCCGTGCGGAGGTCAGCCAAGTTGCGGACCACGGTATTCCGATCAACGTAGCGGAGAATTCCGTCTTCGTAGATCTTGGGCACCAAAACGCCCGACGAGGTGCTGGTCGTGACGTCGCGAAGTTCCGGAGCACGGCCGCCCTTGCACCACGACAGGAACTGGTCGCGGTACTCGGTGCTGGCCCGCCACTCGGTCGAACGCTCGCGGTTCTCCGCGGCGATCTTCGAGGTGGCGGCGTGGCTCGCGAACTTCTCGCGCAGCTCGGCCGCCGACCGCTTCTGGTTGAGGTCCTTGAGCTCGTCCATCAGCTCGGTGGCGCGGGCCTCCTGCTCGGCGCTGATCTCGTCGTGAGCGAGAATCCCGTTCACTTCCGCCTCAATCGCCTTGCGGCGCTCGATGATTTCTGCCTGCTTCATAGCGTGATGCTCCGGTACCGCAGACGAAGCCGGGCGAGCGCCCGGCTGTAGGTGCGAGCTTCGGCGGCCGTCTGCGGGTACGCGCCGGATTCGACAATGGACACCTCGCGTAGATCAACGTCTACGAGGGTGCGCTCGGTGCCCTTCCAGGCGTCCGAGCGAACGATGAAACCAAACGACATTTCGGACAGGACGCCCGAATCGACCAGCGCGTAGACGTCCTTCGCCCGCTGCGTGTCGGGCAGCTCGACGTCGAACGCCAGCCCGCGGGTGTCACTCGCGAGCTTCAGGCGCTGGCTCTTGGTATTTGCGAGCAACTCGCGCCGGTCATGGCCGACTAGGAGCGAGATGTTCCCGGCGAGGCTTCGGTCGAACGCGCCGCGGGCGACGCGCTCGGTGAACGGCTTGCCGCCGTTGACGCTGCGAACGACCAGCGGGTGGCTCGGTGCGTCGTAGACCGCGGCGTAACCGGCGATCCGGTTGCCTTGGCGCTCGAAAGTCGTTGTGCGGACCTCAAGCATCCTCGGCCTCCTCGTTGTCGGGTCCGATGGCCGCCGACGCGCCGCCAGGCATCGTGACGGTCGGCGTGTCGAGCCCCTCGACGGGAGGCAACCCGAGGGCATGCCTTGCGTCGTTTGGGCTCATGACGCCCGCGAGCACAAGCTTCGAGTACGACATCCCCTGGTCGCGCAGGTTGCCCCGCGTGATCGGAGTGACGTCAAACAGAACACGCTCGCCGGGGCCGCACAGCTTGCGCGTGAGCTCCGACTCCCACGCGCTCGCCCATGCGGCGATGGCACCGTCGGCGTATGCGCGGGCCGTTTCAGCCTGGCTTGAAAGCGCACCGCCGCCCTGCTGGAACAGCATTTCCGGCGGGACGCCGAAGGCGCGGGCGATTTCTTGAATCGAGAAGCGCCGCGAGTCGAGCATGGTGCCCGACGTCTCTTGGCTGATCTTCTCGGCCTTCATGCCTTCGCGCAGGATGAGCGGGCGCGATGCGCCGTCTGCGGTCGCGTGCATGTTCTGCCAGGCGTCGCGGATCGCTTGCACCGTCTGGTCGCTCATTGCGCCCGGGTGCGATAGAACGACCTTGCCCGTCGAGCCGGTACGAACCAGGGCCCCGTGGGCTGAGTTCTCGTCCGCGGCGCACTCCATGGCCGGTCGGGCCGCTTCGAGCGGCGAGCGGTACCAGCACGGGTTCAGGTAATCCGGGTAGCAGCCAACGTGCAGTACCTGGTCGCTGGCAAGCGTCGCGCCGCCGATCTTGTAAATCACGCCCTCATCGGTGACTTCGGACAGCATGGCGTCCGCGGGCACCGGCTGGAGCTCGGCCACCGAGCCGTCCGAACCGCGGCGGATGATGGCGATGCCGTTGCCGTACGTCAGCGCGACCGAAGTCGTGTAGCGCCGGAACTCGAACCCGGTCTGCCACCGGCTCGCCTCGCGTCCAAGCAGCGCGACCACCGGATGGTCGGTGATTTCCTGCCCTTCGCTGTTGTAGACATGCACCGGGAGACGCGCAATGTCGGCCGAAATCAGGTTCACGGCGCGGATGACCGCTGGCAGCGAGGCCGCGGATTGCGGCGTCAGCTGCGGCGGCCAGGCGTAGACAACCACGCCCGAACGGAACCCGAAGAACCGTGAGAAGAGGCCCACGGTCGCATAGAACACAAGTGCCCAAAATCGTCAAGAGCGAATCCGGCAAACACGGACTATCCGAGCGGACAAGTTGACGCGCTCAACCCCGTCGCCGTGCGGACTTGGTGGTGTTCCATGAGCAGCGCCGCCATGTTCCCGGCGACCACGGCGTCGGTGTTGCCCGAGCTGCGGCCCTTCACCGGGCGGATGTTGCCGACGTTGTCGGCGATCAGGCGCACCGAGTTCAGCGCCGCCCGTAGGACCGGGTCGGGCTCGTAGAACAGCTGCTTCGACTTCAACAGGTCGCCCCAGAGCTTCCACGCCGGTGCCATCGTGCGGATCGACTGATCCACCGGGACGATCGGCCAACCCTTGTCCATCCACCGTTTGATGTCCTTCGCCTGGCTTGGGTGCGGGTCAACGCCGATTTTCCTGACCCCGAATTGGTGCATCAGGTTCTCGATTTCTGCTTCCACGATGGTCATATCGTGCCATTCGCCTGGCATCCGCCGGAGGTGGCCCTGCTCGACCCACGCGCCGAGCGGCTGCTTGCACCGCTTCTCGTCGCGCCCCATGTCGGTGCCTGCCCACCAGGACACGTTCCGCGCCCGGATCACGCCGCCGTCCACGACCATCAGGCACAACGTCGTGAGGTCGAGCTGCGGCCCGTAGCCGCCGCGGGACAGGTCGAGGCCGATGACCGCGGGTGCGCCCTGGAGCCTGGTCCAGTCAGCGGGCTGCATCTGCCGCTCGAGCACGGCGAGGTCGATGTCGGTCGTGGCGAGTTCGTGGTACCGGCAGGCGAGCTGCGTCTCGAACTCGGCGATCTGCGCCGGGTCGCCCGACTCGAGCATGGTCCGCGCCGAGAGCTCGAGCTGGCCGGGGTCGATGATGACGTTCAGCGCCGGGTGCGCCTTCGGCCAGGCGGCCGGGTCCGACGCCTGGTCATCCTGTTCGAGGCCGTAGAGCATCGGCCACCAGCCCGCTGGGTACGGGGTGCCGTCGGCGATGGCCCGCTCCAGGGCGTCCCAGTAGCCCCAGATGGGCCGCGTCTTCTGCTCGGGGTCGGGCGTCGTGATGGCGAGCAGCTGCGACGTCGGAAACTTGGCGAGGCCCGTCAGCAGGCGGCCGAATGCCCTCTCCATGCGAGCGACCTCGTCGGCGATCACCATGCGGGTCGTGAGCCCGTCGAGCGCCTTGTCGGTGCACGGGAGCGATATGTACCGGTTGTTCCCGTGCTTCACCCGTCCAGGGTGCGCGGGCGTTGAGCCGCCTGACTTATTCCAATCGGCGACGCCGAGCGTCTCGGACATGACCGCCATGCGCTCGAACGTCTTCTGGGCGAGGCGCGAATCCGGCGCGACACTCGCGAACTCCAGCCGCGTCGATGGGTCTCGCATGGCCGACATAAGCAGGCTCGCCGCAAACTCGGTCTTTCCGTTGCCGCGGGCCACCGCCAGGAGCAGCGCCTTCGTGGCTGGCGTGTCAGACTTGCGGCCGTCCACCATGCGCCGACGGGCGAGCAGGACCATGGCGACCATGCATTGCCACGGCATCCAGACGAGCGGCTGGCCCGCGCCAGCTTCCGCGCCCTGCCCGCACTTCAGCGCGAACGCTCTGGCGTCCTCGGCGAGCTGCTCGTCCCACCACACGCCGTGGTCGCCTGGCTTCGCCCGCTCGGCGAGGTACCGACGGCACGAATCGCGGATACGAACGTTCGCCACGATCGACCCATCGACCACCGCACGGGCGTAGGCGTCCGCGGCGTCGGCGCATAAACACGGGTTCCGCCGATGCTTGCGACGTGTGTCTGTTTTGACGG